CATCACCACACGGCATCATTTACATTCATTGCCTACCACTGTCATGCCATACCACCATAACCCCACAAAAAACGAATCACATTGCCTTATAAAAATTTACTCCTCTTAAATCCTATTTATAAAAAAATATATTAACAAATTCATTCACAAATAAAAAAAAACATAATTAGAACATAAAGTAATTAACAATAACTAAAATCAATATAAAGCTATCCATAATCAATTTAATTATATTACCCCTACCATGTACTATAATAATATATAATATTCTTTTCTACCTATCTAAATAGGTTCTTAGTAACTCCTTATCATATGTATATCTATTATACATATCTATTGTATATAAAGTTTCTTACTTGCTTATGTACTCCTATACAATCAATCTAACTATATACATACCATATCAGCTTACTATTGTGTTTATTCATACCATTGCATAACAATGCACTCAGGGGGATAATTGATAAGAGCGCACATGACTACAGCACCAGAATTTTCAGCCCCTTCTTTACTATTGCCTTCATTTGTATCAAATAATCAATAATAGCCCAATATATGTATATTGGGCTATTATTCGCATAGCCATACCCCCTGGGGTTGTTGCCCTGATACCCACCCACTCCATCTATCTATGGGGGGAGGGGTATGATATACAGTAACGGATTGTCCACCACGTTTTTTTCTATACCCTTGAAGTATATATTCCCCAATTACCGTCCACCAATAACAGATAATGAATACTTGACTGCGTTTAGGAACATCACAAATTAGTTCTGGATAATAAAGGGAATAAATGATATCAGTGTAAGTAGATATTAAACACCCACCAACTATATAAAGGATGACTAAATGATTACAGAAGAGCAATATAAAGAAGCCAGTGCACAAGTAGAAGCAAGTAATGAAATCATTTCCCAATATTTTAAAGAAAAGAGTGCTGCATTTAAATTACGAATGAAAGAGAATCCTATTTTTACTGACGATGAATTACATTATGCAGCACACAGCCTTTGTGATTGTGGATATGGACTTGCATATCCAAAGGGATGCGGAGCGAATCATTACTGGGATTGTTCTGCAGTTCTTAAAGGAGCAGCGGATAAAGAAATCACCCACACAGCACACTTACCTTTTGCATTTTACAAGGTTAAAGGGGAGAGTGATTACAATGGAACTACAAGAGGTGTTTGCAAACCAAAGGAATTATGTGTAAAATAATGTTTTTAAGAAATGAATGTCCCAGGGAACAAAAGTTAAAAGTCTGTATACGGGGAGATTCATTTTCCTGCTTTAATCATATTAAGAACTGAAGATCAAAGCAGAAATAAAAAATAAAAACACAAATATTGCAAGAGATTTAGAAATTTGTCCGGCAACTTTCATTCAAAAACAGTGAAAATGGCTTAATCATATGTAGAATAATTGATTAAGCCATTTGTGTTTCAGAGCACCATGGGGCCATATTTGTTTTTGAAATTGCACACGGCTTAATCATGTAAATAAGGGGTTAATAAACAGCTTGTACTTATACCATGGATGTTATATAAAGGTACTTAACAAAAATTAAATAATAAGGAGGGATTTTAGAAATGAAGTTTATTGGGGGATTTTTAAAAAACAGATTTGAAAAAGTTGAGGAAGCGTTAAATGAGAAAATAGGTCATTTATCAGAAGCTCAAAAAATAAAACACTGTGATTGGAAAACACATACATTTGATGATGGGACAATTTCTGAAAAATACTATATTAAGGGTAAAAAGATTTTGGAAGCAATTTGCACAACATATGAGAATGTTCAAGTTCCTAATGAAATAACTTTTAAAGATTTAGGAGATTAGAGAAAATGGATTCAGTGACAGCAGAAATAAAACTAAGATTAAGAATTAAATCATCAGGATGCTGGGGTAAAAATTGTAAACTTGAGCAAATTGAAAAACAAGCACTTGAAAGTGTTATGCAGCAATTATCAAAAGGTCTTAATCTGGAGAGACATAGAATTAAATTAATTACAAAACCAGAGTGTTTGAACATGATTATCAGTAAGCCATTGGACATGGACTTTAAACCTAAGAAAACCCTTTATAAAAAATGTTTTGAATTTGTGAAAACTTGGATTAGGAAAATGGTTTTAATGCTTGAAAATATTAAGGAGAGGTTTTGAAAATGAAACCAAAAAAATGCTGCAAACCAGGAGAGTTTTCTTGTCAAGTTCCTATGCCAATCAACGGGAGGTTGCAAGGTATTGATTATTGCATAGCTCATATTATTGCAGCGCTAAACGCAGCTAATATAAAAACGCTGGCAAGTTGTTGCGGGCACGGAGAAATAACAGGATCAATAATTTTAGACGATGGTCGAGAATTGGTTGTTAGAAAATACGATGAAAAAAATTATGTGAATGTAAAGGAATAATAAATAAGGAGGGGTTTGGAAAATGAATGATATAAAATTAAGATGTTATATTTCACGGTTAGATGCTAAGACAAATAAAAGAGTTGGTAAGATGTGCTTTTCTGAACCTCATGAATCAGAAAGAGGCTTAGGTTTCATGGCATATGATAAAATGATAACTCGTGCTGTCACAGACAAGAAGTTTACACACAGTTGGATGCGGCATGTTGGTGTTCCTGACAAAAATGGGAACGATTTGTATGAAGATGATTTAGGCATTTATGAATATTGGATTGCCATAAGTGCTGATCCAGATTGTAAAGGAATAACTCACTTAGGAAGAGGAAAAATTGTTTTTATAGATGGTGCTTTCATGGTGGAAAATGTAGAAACAAAACACAGAGTTCCTTTTCATTATCCAGATTTAACTTTTGAGAAAACTGGAAACATTCACGAAGGAGAAAAATAACATGCATCATAAAATCATTGTAAAAATGAAATTTGGGAGTCATCTTTATGGAACAAATACACCTGATTCAGATGAAGATTTCAAAGGAGTGTTTTTACCCACAAAAGAAGAAATTTTATTAAACAGAATTCCCAAACACTTTTCTGAATCCACAGGAAATAATTTTTCCAAAAATACGAAAGGTGATGTAGATTCAGAATTTTATTCATTCCATTATTTTTTAGAATTGTGTTGTAAAGGAGAAACTGCTGCTATTGATATGTTGCATGCTCCTGATAATATGGTACTTGAAAAATCAGATATCTGGAACAGAATAGTGCAGAACAGGCATTTGTTTTATACCAAGAATCTTAAAGCTTTTGTGGGGTACTGCAGAAAACAGGCTGCAAAGTATGGAATCAAAGGAAGCAGGATTGCAAGTGCTGAAGAAGTTTTGACCTATCTTAGTTATTTACGCCCTGATCAGAAAATGGAAACTTTTTGGGAAAGTTTACCTCTTCCTGAGCACGTTCATTTTGTTGAGCAGAATGGCGAAGTGTTTTATCAGGTATGTGGGAAAAAGCTCCAGGGAACAAGTAAGATAGGTTACTGCTCTGATATTATAAAAAGATTTATCAATGACTATGGACATAGAGCACAATTGGCTAAAGAAAACAAAGGAATTGACTGGAAAGCAATTTCACATGCTTTGAGAGCAGCTACTCAACTCATTAGTATTTACACAAAAGGAACAATTGAGTTTCCTTTAAAAAATGCAAAACTTTTAAAACAGGTCAAACGCGGTGAATTAGATTATTTATCCGTTGTTGCTCCTGCTCTTGAGGAGGCCATTGATTATATTGAAGAATTAACTAAATATAGTAATTATCCAGAAAAAGTAAATAGGAAATTTTGGAATCGTTTTTTGATTGAAGCATTGTATCGCGAATATAACTGGGAATAAGGAAAATAAAATGGAGCATAAAGAATTAGTCAAAAAAATAAATGAGATTGATGCAAAGGCAGAGAAAGAAAAATCTGCCCTCTATGCACAACATGCAACAGAAAACAATCCATTCAAAAAGGGTGACATTATTGAACTGGATTCTTTGAGGATATTAATTGAGCAAATGACATGGATGGACAGAGGACGTCCAAGATGTTTGTACAGTGGAAAGAAAATGACAAAGCTTAATGCTCCGTTTGCAAAAAAAGCATTATCACATATTGAGCAAAATGAACGCATCATATTAATAAAGGAAGGAATATAAAATGCCCCAGGAAAAATTAATAGATTTCAGTTTTATTCCAAGTTTGAAGTGCAATTTGAATTGTCCCTTCTGCATGTATGATTGTGACATGGAACAAAAGGAAATTTTAGACATTGAGAAAACTGAGAAATTTATTAGCACAATAGACTGGAGCATGATTAATTCATGTGGGTTTTATGGTGGCGAGATTTCAATCAACATGCCAGTGTTCCAGTGGTTTATTGATATGATTCCTGAAGATGTTCCAAGATTTTGCATATCAAACGGTAGTTGGACAACAATAAGTAATGAGTTAATGTGGGAATTTGTTGCATTCCTTACACACAATAAAATGTTCCTTGTGGTCAGCGGAACTCCTCACCATAAAAAATACCAAGATGTGCACAAATTGCAAATGTTAAAGGATGCATACCCTGATGGGATGAGATTAAAAGGCGATGATATTATACATCCTATGGGCCGTGCTAAGAAAGATGATTGGACATGCACCAATAAGTGTCAAACATATGAAGTACCCACAAGACTTGGTTTGTTTCCTAATGGGGATGTTTTGTTTCAAAACTGTGACGGCATATACCCATTTGTTATTCAGGCATATGACGAACCATTTGATGGCATTATGGATAGAGTTAAAGAAGCTGTGGAAAAATGTCCAAGGAGGATATAATGACTAAGTTAAATAAGATGTCTATGGTTTTAGATAAATCAAAAACACCATGTCCAAATTGTGGTTCAGGGAGTGCAAAAGACTGCGGCCATTTAGATTTTGATGCCATATACGGTGGTTATGAATGCACTTTAGAAGAAGAAATAGAATGCCCGTGTGGGCTGACTTATTGTGATAATTGTCAATCCATGCCCTGCTTTGGTGATTACAAAGGGGATTTGAATGGGATGTGCACTATGTGTCAGCACAAGCCTGATTGCAAGGATATTGTGAAGGAGGATATAATGACATTTACCATAGAATTAAATAAGACAGAGGCTAACTGGTTAAAACAAATCATGGCCAATCCCCTTTGTATTCTTTTTGAAGAAGATGAGGACGAACTTACAAAAGAAATGCGAAAAAAGATTAATGCGGCCTTAGATGAAGAATGAAATGAAATTGCGAGGGATTTAAATGAGCACACTAAGGCAGCGTATAAGAAAAGGAGGAATAAACTGCACACCATGGTCTGCTTACAAGCATGAAATCCAAAACTTCCCTGTCTCATCTAAGTGCTTATTTAAAAAGGATGGTTTGTCAGTTGATGTTTTGGAAATGGAATTAAAATCAGAAGGCTGGCTCACCCAGGACGAAACATTAATGGATGTGTTGTTAGATGTTAATAATTTAAAAAGGAAATTAGATTATAGTGATGATGAAGATTTAAATGATGAGCCTTTTGACGATACTTGGACTTTAGAAGATTATGAATATTTTTATAATAGGAGAGAATAAAAATGACAAGAAATGAGTTTCTTAAAAAATTTTCAGAAATAGAGGATAGAGCGAATGTGGATAAGGAAGACTTGTGTAAAAAGTATGGGAGTGAAGAAGGAGCTTACAAAGTTACTGACATAATTGAGGCCAACGACGTGCGAATATCAATTGCCAGTGTTAATTGGAATCCTGCACATCTTGTTTCTACTTTTCCAAGATTCACTTATTTAGGTATAGAATTGGACAGATATAATGAGCCAGTTAACCAACCTCCTAACTTTGTTGAAATCTACCAAGGCCGTGATGTGAAATTAATAAGGAGAGGAAACTAATATGGAAGAGAAAGTGTCAACACCCATGGAAGCTATTAAGGCTGCTTTGAGAATACAAAGCTTATGGCTTCCAAGCCCTGGTTATTCAGAAGAAGATAAATGTGAGGCTGAAGCCCTCACAAAAATGCACGAAATGTTTGAAGAGGTTATTGCCGCCGCCCCAAAAGAAACAGGAAAATCTGAAGATTCGTTCAACAGTCTCAGAGTGCATATTCTTGTTTTATTGTGGCGACATAATGGAACTTCTGAAGCCCATCATTTAAAATGGTTATTAAATGAAATACTGAAAGTCTTGTTTGAAGAAGACAAAAAGGGGTACGATGCGTGGATTGTCAGATATGGAAATAATGAGCATGTGGAATGGGATAAAGGAATTGCTCCATAAAAACATTGCAAATAGTTCTAAAAAATGCAATAACAATTTTGTAAGCTGAATGGTATAAACATACTGAAAAGCAAACGGAGATTAAAAATGGGAGAACTTAAAGTTGTCATAAACGAAACTTACAGAGATTTAGTCAATTGCACAACATTTATAAACGGTGAACATCAACGTTTAATGCTTCCAAGAACAATGTTCCCTCCACAACTAACATTGAAGTGCGGTGATGTTGTAAAATTGGAAATGGCTCCTACCACAGGAGGTGTTCCACAGCTTGACTGTTCTCATCCGTATCCACCTCCCCCAACACCTCCTCCAATGAGAGTAGTTAAAGACTCTGGTGGAGGGGCTGCAGGAGCCCTATTTTTAATAGTTATTATGATCATATTCATATTAATGGAAGTGAGTAAGAACTAATATAAAAGGAGTTACGATGTTTAAAATTGACAAAGCTGCACTTTATATAGCAATGTTTGAAACGGACTTGCTGTCCATGCTTTTACTGTGTTTGTGTTTTTTGATATGTCTCACAGGTATCTCTGTAACGACTAAAGCTGGATTTATTCAGTATGTTGCAATTGCTTTGTGTTTTGGATTAGGAATTGCATCGCTCATAATTATTAAAGAAATGTACGGCATCTATAAATCTGAAATAGAACTTGATTTAGGAATGGTAGAGAAGTGGGAGGCGCTGCAGGATTCCTTGTCAAAAAAACGAACTGTTCCCCAGGTACAGAACGAAGCTGATGTGGCCACTGGAAAATGTTGGTCAGTAACTAAAACGTACACGCGGAATCGTGGCGATGAATAAAGAAATGAAAAAATTTTGAAGGGGAGAAATATGGAATCAACTTTTGGAAAAAATTTAAGAAAGCACAGAGAATTGCAGGGACTTTCACAAACTGAATTAAGTAAGAAACTATGTGTGTCTCAAAAAACAATTCATAAATGGGAAACTGTTCACACATGCCCAACAATTAATATTCGCATAGCTGTGTCAGAGATGTTGGGGGTTCCTTTGGATGTCTTGATGGGAAATCCTGAATGGGTGGATCTTTAATAAAGGAGAATCATTGTGAATGTTTATAATGTGGAAATTTTAGCAAAAACAGCATTGGCTTTAGGTATTGAGGGTGAGGGTGATGAGCTTTATTGGTTGCCAATATCTCAGATATCTTTTGAAGAGGATGCAGAGTCAATTGAAATTGGTGACATACTTGAAATTGAAATTCCTGAATGGCTGGCTGTTCAAGTTGAATTGGAGTAGAATATGGTAGAATCTAACAAGTATCAAAAAGCGGCAGATGTTGTTGTGCTTCCTGAAGAACTGACAAATCTTATAGGAGGATTAAGCACAGGTAGAGGAGAACTTGAAAACAATGTAAAAATATTTGCATGGGATGCGGTTAAAGACTGCAATGGGCGAGAATGTCCTGGATTTCGCTACTGCGCTTGTGAAGATATAGGACAGCCTTGTGATGTGATGCGTCGTTATATTGCACAGGTATACTCAGTAGTTCTCAAAGCCTCTGAAACCCAAGCACCTGAACAAAAAGAAGCAATTTTGCTAAGAATAGGTTTTGATCTCATCCCCCTGTATAAAATTTTAATATCTTTAAAGATAGCAGAAATGGGCGTTGACAAGGTCATTGAGATGGACATTAAAGGCACACGCAGAGCTAATCCAATATTTAAGGAGATACGAGAAACTATAAAAACTATTGAATTCACTTGGAAAACGATTGGACTGGGCAATTTTATAGGTGTTCCAGCGCCCCCAATAGGGGCATCACGAAGCCCTGTTATGACTCCTATAGAGAGCAGTCCAAGTGCTATGAGACGGAAGCGCAAAACTAAAAGGAGCTTTTAATGTCTGAGGAAATAAAACTATGTGGATGCTGTCATGATGCACCTGTGGGTGGATATGTTCCTCGTTACAGAGTCACCCTTGATAAATTGTGCACCAAATGTTGGAAAAAGGGCGGTCAGCCAACTACTGCAACAGGCACAATGCCTACTTCCAGAAGACCTGGAAAATCATAAAGGAGATTATTATGTGGAAATTAGGGAAACGCTCAACAGAGAATATAAAAACGTGTGTTCCAATCTGGTACGTCATAATCACTTTTGTACTGAAGATTATGGATGTTGCTGTTACTTGTGGATTCAGAGGTGAAGTGCAGCAAAATAAAGAATTTAAGGAAGGTGACAGTACAAAAAAATGGCCTGATTCTGAACACAATATAAAGCCATCTATTGCCATTGATGTTCACCCCTACCCCATAGATTATGAAAATAGAGACAGGTATGTGTTTATGGCTGGTTTAATTGTTGGACTTGGTGCTGCTTTTGGTGTTAAAATACGTTGGGGTGGAAAATGGCGTGAAGATGTGGAAATCAGAGATAACAAAAAAGTTACTGGTTTGGATGATCTTGGACATTTTGAAATAGTGGGGCGTTATTAATGATTGCACGAATTCCCAGACGTAAACGGCCTCGTATAGGAAATTCAGGTATAGTAAATCCAGCAGTCCAAGTTCCAGTAACCAAGAACCTTCGTGCTGGGGATGGAATTCAAACAGCAGCCTACAATCCCAAAGATTACCAAGATGGGGCTAATGGATTTATATGGTGGGTGGAAACCAATGTAATTGTGTCCATTGAAATAAATAAAGTCCATAAAGAATATTACATGGGGGAGCTTCCTACTATTGTCAATCCAGAAACAGGGCGTCCTTATAATCATCTGTGGGAGGAGCAAAAGGATATAGTCAGAGAAGCTTTACAGATGTACGATGGTGTGTTTTTTTACACATTAATTGTTTTGTGTTGGATGCGTGGAGAGGGTAAATCCTTTTTAGTGTGTTTGATACAGTTGTGGAAATTCTTTTGCTTTGAGCGCCAAATGATTATGCTTGGTGCAAACAACAAAGACCAGTCCAAATTTGTACATTTCAGCATAATGCAAGGAATTGTTTTAAAATCCCCAAAATTACTTGAGCAGGTTGGAGGCCGTAAAAATGTTCAGGAAAAAGAAATACGCATAAGAAATGCAAAGGGTGAAATAACTTCTTTCATTCGTCCAATGTCAACTTCCACAGGTATTGTTTCTAACATCACTGGTTATACTTTTTCAGAAATTTTTGATATGAAAAATCCTTCATTTTTTGAGCAGTTAGATGGTTCCATACGAAACATAACAAATGCATTGGGAACTATTGACAGCACGGTATCGTCCAAACAACATCTTTTATATTCCAAGCTATATTTGGGATGGAAAGACAAAATCCTACAATCTTGTTTTTTTTCACATAGACAGAGTAAAGATGCAGATTACAGAGATTACTGGCATCCAAACATGACACAGCGCCAGTTATCTGATTATGCTGCAAAATTCAGCCTGGGAGGTTTTGCTCAATATTTCAAGAATACTTGGGAGTCTGGGAGGCATCAAGTATTTTCAATGCCCCTAATTTACGGCATGCGTTATTTTGGAACTGATGGGCGTATTGGGAATAACGATGCCCTGATTAAAAAAATGAAACGTGTGGCAGATTTGAATGAAGACCTCAAAGACATTAATGGACACGCAGATGTAAAAATAGCATCTTTGGAAGATCGTATGTCTGTTATTAGTAGAATTACAAATGACACCAATGAGGAAATTGGGGACATAGAAAGCACATGCAGAAGTATTGACAGTTTGTACAGCTTAGAAGGCACTTCTCCCACTATTCCTGATCCCAAGGTGCTCCAGAGATTAACAGACATGTACAAAACTAACTGGGCTTTAGGTGTTGGCATTGACTTTGGAGATTCACTTGCTGTAGAACAAAAAGCAAACACTATTGTAACTCTTCTATTAAAAGGATTACCAAATAGCTTAGTTGACCCAAAATTACTTACAGAAGAAGCGGGGCAAAGAGTCCAGTACCTGTATTTTTTGCTCCATATTGCTAAGATTGATAACCATGATCTTGATGTGGTTAAAGTTCTTATAGATGAGTACAGTGATATTTTTGATGGAGTGGATGCCATTGGTTTAGAAAAATACAGGGCATGGGATTTGAAAAATTGGTGCGAGGAAAGAGAAATTTCTTTACTTGCAGTTCATCCAGGTTATTTAAAACAGCACGAAATGTTTCAAACCATGTACAATGCATTAGATGCTGGTCACTTTAAAGCCCCTTCTGTTGGGATTCATGGAGCTAAAGGCCCTGATATTTTAACAGAGGAATTTGAAACTTTTGATCATGATACTTTCAAAAAATGGTTTGGTTCTCCTGTGAAATTTGAGAAGAATGGAATACAGGATGATTCTGTTTATGGGTCTGGTTGGGGAATTGCTGGAATGCAAAATTTACAAGCTATCCATTTTAGACCGCGTTTTTCAAAAAGTTTTGAATTGATGTACCTCCCGCCTGAATAAATAAGTAAATAATCCTTGACAACTATTAAGTAGAATTATATTGGACGTAATAAGCAGTTAGTTTTTATTGAAAAATAAAAGGTACTTTTTATTATGTCCAAAAAAAAACAAAGCATTGAAGATGAAATTATGAATTTATCTGACGAAGCACTTTCGTCAATTTCATTTAAAATGCCAATGTCCATTAATTCAAATCTTCCTACCAAAGTTGACCCAGATGGGTTCTCCCTCACTGACGAACCAAGCGAGTACGACCGCAGAGCATTGCAGAAACTGTGCTGGGAGAAATTTCAGGACAGCCCGCATTTAAACACTTCCGTTCGTGGTTTGCAGGGACGTATTACAGGTAATGGTTTTCATGAAAGTTCAGAAAATATCGAAGTTCAAGATGTCTTAGATGAGATTACCTATGATCAACGTAACAGATTATTTAATTTTTTACCAAAGTATGTTGGAAGAGGAGCTATTGAAGGTGAACTTTTTCTATGTCAGACAGTACACGACGATGAATTTGTAGAAGTTGATTTTGTAGACCCTTCTAAAATAGGGGGCAGTGGGGATGATGGCGGTGATGATGATACTGGTATTATATTTCACCCCACAAAAACACAAATGCCCCTTTTTTATAATATTACAGATGAAGAAGATAATGTTATAGAGCAAATCCCTTCCATTTTTATTGCCCGCTACCCTGCCATGAGGGCATTGGTAGTAAAGCATAAATCTTTCAAAGCAAATAAACAAAATCGTAAGTTATCTGACCCCAAATTAAAGAAATTAGGTGGTTATCGAAAATTCATAGTTAACTGGGATAAATCCTTCATAACTCGCCGTGCTGTTGGATATCTCAAAACAACAATTAAATGGTTAAATCATTACGAATCTCTTAAACAATATGAAATAGATCATAAAAAGTCAGCAGGAGCTTACTTGTGGATATTCTCCATAGAAGACCCTCGCAAGTTTAGACAGTGGCTTGCCCTATCTGACGAGGATAGAAAAAAGACAGGTATTTATGCTAAGAAAGAAGCTGGTGGTTCTTTAGTCTTGCCAGCAGGAATGAAAGTAGATGTAAAAAGTCCACAGTTGCCTACCCTCAATGAACAAGACACAGACATTCTTAATATGATCGCATCAGGTTTAAATGAACCTACTGATGTTTTAACTGGGAATGCCAATGGAACATTTGCCTCAGTCAAGGCTACTCGTGGCCCAATGACAGATAGAACTTCTGATGAGATTGCCTATTTTGATCGTTTTTGGAAATTTGATTTTTGGTCAGGTGTTTTTTATTTGAAATCTAAAATAGGCACTTTTCCAGAATTAATAACCTATCAACGATGTGTGGGTTTTAAAAATAGAAAACCCATATTTAAAACGCACCAGAAGCATCCTGAACATTTCATAGATATTGATTATCCTGTATCAGAATTAATTGATCTTGAAGGAAGAGTTAAAGCATTGATGGGCGTTAAACACGGCCCAGTTTCTTCTTCACTTGGTTTGTCCAGGAAAGAAACATCACGCAGAATAGGGATAAGCGGGTATGCGAGTCAGCGTAGAAAGTACGCAGAGGAAGAAGAACTTTACCCAGAACTACCATATGAAAATGGAGTGGATGCGGAAGTTCTGCAGGACACTGTAGAGGGGGAGAAGCCCAAAGAAAGTAAAAAATCTGAAAGTACTAAATCGTCTAAAACGGTTAAGAACACATATAAGCGAAGACGTAGACCCATTAAACTTAATTTGTAAGGAGCATTAAATGATCTGGACTATTAAGGATATCATTTCAGTGATAACTTTGTTAGGTATGAGCATTGGAGGTTTTATGACATTGAAATACTATCATAAGAGTCAGAAAGACGCAATTAGGAATCAGGAAAAGGATATTAAAAAGCAGAAAGAGGAAACAGATTTACTTAAATGTGTTATTTTTAAACCCACTGGTGGCCTCAATTTAGTGGATAATGCTACATGCAATCAGCACAGAGTGGGAATTCAGGAACGAATAACAGCAGAGTCAGCAACCGTTAAAAAATTGTTCACTAAACTGGATACTTTGGATGAAAATATCATAACTATAATGGGCCATTTAAACATTACAGAAAAACGACAGAGAGGGTGATAAAATGATTAAAAGTTTAACAAAAGTACCAAAAGCAGCATTGCATTTTACAGAATCTATTGATAACACTTCTCCTGTAGTTCTTAGTGCTGCTGATGAAAATGGCAAAAGAACACTCACAATGAAAGCTCACTCAGGAAAACCAATGAAGCATTGGTACTACGACAAGCTTGTAGTAGACACTACTGGGGTCAAGTTTAAAGGTAAAAGATTCCCAGTATTGAATGAGCATTGGGTGAGAGATAAAATAGGCTCATCAGGGAAATTGGTATTGCAGGATGACTATTCTTTGCACATTAATGAGGACGATTTCAAATATTTGAATAATGATGTTGCTAATGAATTTATTAGTAATAGTGATGATGGGTTCCCTTATCAGGCAAGTATCAGCATACGCCCAACAAAGATAGAAAGACTTTCAGAAGGTGCAAAAGCAGAAGTTAATGGTTTCACATTGCGTGGCCCTGCTACAATTTTTCGTGAAAGTCTTTATAGAGAAACTTCTGTATGTGTGTGGGGAGCTGATTCTGACACAGAAAGCAAAGCTGGCAATCTATCAGATTCTGGGAACATGGAAGAATTTGATTGTGAAATTATAGACATTCAGCTTACTGAAGAGTTTAGTGGAGCTGATAATAATATTAATGAAAATAATGAGGAGGATGACGTGATTAAGAAATTAACATTTGAAGAGCTTCAGGAAAAAGACCCTGAACTCTTTGAAAAAATTCTTACTCTTGGTGGCGAGAAATTTGCAGCAGCTCAAAAAGCAGCTAAAAATTCTGATACCCCTGAAGGTGATGATTCAGCAATCTCAAAATTAACTGAGATGATTACAAAATTAACCACAAAAATCACTGTTATGGAAACAGAAAGTTTCAAAATGTCTGAAACTTTAAAATCTAAAGATCATAAAGATGAAGCTGAAGGAATTTATCTTCAGAAGTTCTCAGACATGAATCTTGGAAAATCTTACAGTGACAGAGTGCGGAGACTGGTCAGTTTTAAAAGTTTCAAAAAAGACGGTGTGTTTGACGTTGAAGCTTTTACTGCCGCTCTGGATAAAGAATTAAAAACATGGGAAGAGTTTGCAGACACCGCAGACACATCAGTAATTGGTGGAGTTAACAATGGTTCTAATAAAACCAATCCAGCCAATTTTGCTGAAAAGAAAATTGACGGGGCGGTTGATGAGCTTCTTGATTCAATTAATTTCAAGTCTGAGGAGGCGTAAATAATGTCTAAGCGAGTACACAGTAAAGATGCTCCTTATATCAAAAGGGGTTTTCAGGTAGACTTTAACACTCTGATTTTCACACCGCGTGAAATAATTCTTCAGAGTGGGTCAATCGTAGTGGCAGAGTCCACTGATCAGTACAGGGATGAGGAAGGTATTGTTCCTGGAGGAAGTTTGATGCAGTATAACACCACCTCAAAAAAATATGAGTACTATGATGGTACTTTCCCTGCCATTGGTATTCTTGGAAAAGATACTGATGTTTATGATGGCGATGCCCAGTCATTTCTTTATTTAGGTAATTTTGGCGTTTACACTGAAATGATTCCCAATGCTGCAGATAACGACGGAAAGGGTCTTCTTGACCTTGGTGCTGTTGAAATGGGAGCAGCTATTTTTGTAGCAGGCCCAACAGACTCATACAAATCTGAAGAAACTTTAACAGAAGCGGGTGCAGCATCGTTAAAAAGACCCACTTTGCTTGATGGTTCCGTAACCTTTGAAGCAACTCTTGCAGACGGCCTGTATGTGGGGCAGAGAAAATTCTTTGTCATGTCTGAGGCTACTGCTACTGTAACTCTGAGTATCGCCAATCACGTTACATCTGCACCTGAAGTGGCTACTTTCAATGCTTTGGATGAAGTGCTTGAACTGCAGTGGTTGGGAGCTAAGTGGGAAACTGTTTTTGCCACAGCAACTTTTGTTTAATTTTTAATATATTTATAGAGGAGATATAGCATGGGATTAACATCTGGAAGCAGTGGTGCTCAGTATATGCATATTGAGACATTACGGAAACTGATGAAAAAATTTACTGCAGACCCATCATTTGTTCTGCAGAATCTTTTTGAGGAAAACAAGGCAGACTCTGATTTGATTGTGTGGGAGTCCTATCAGGGAAGCAGAGGGATGTCTAAATTCAAGGCTCCTGGCGCAACTACTGAAAAAACTGCACCACTTGGCGCTTCTGATAATGAGGCTAAAGCCGCATTCTGGGGAGATATTATGGAATTTGATGAAGAATTCCTTAATAATATTGGCTCCAATCAGGCATCTATTGCCAAAAAGGAAAAAGCCAAGCAGACCTTGGCAAGGAATATGAGAAGTTTGTCCAACAGGTGTTATCGCAGGAAGGAATGGATGTTTGCCAAAATGATTATGGAAGGTGGTTTTACTTACGTAACAAAAAAAGGCGGGCTCCATGCATCTGTTGACTACGGCATTCCTGCTAACTTGAAAGACACCCTATCTTCAGGGTCTTACTGGACTGGCGCTGATCAAACTACCAGGGATATTCTTGGTAATATTCAGGATGGTAAGCAGGAAATTGCAGACATGTGCGGCGGTAAGGCCAATCTTGGTATTTGCTCACGTAAAACTTTAGGTTACATGGCGGCAGATTCTGCGGTCAGGGATTTACTATCTAAAGATAAATGGGGAGACGGTAAACTTTATAAAGGAAAACGTGACCCTATTCTTGGAATAAACAAATCTGAAATTGTTAAAATTTTGGATTTGGATGACATCCTTGTTTATGATGAGAAATATGAAAACCGTTCCATGGCAATTACGAATGTTGCGATTGACTCCACTTCTGTAACTGTAGCCAATGCTACTGATTTTGAAATTGGAGCAGTTAAACTTTTCAACATTCGCACAGGCAAGTGGGTCAAAACAGTTATATCTGCGGTTGATGCTGAATCAGGTGTTTTGACTATAACAGCAATTGGTGGCGCATTAGCATTTCCACCTCAGCTAACTATAGTTACACAGCTTGTTAATTTTGTTCCAAATAACAGGTTCACTATGCTTGCAACTACTGTTGAGGGTGAGAATATTGCTGCGTATGAGCAGGCTCCTTTTGGTAACAATGCATTTTATGGTTGTAAAATTGATAAAGATGAAACTTTTGACCCTGAAGTAGTTATTGTCAGAGCACAGGACAAAGGGCTTCCAATTCTTTATCAAGAGGACGCAATTTATCAATTACAGGTTGCTCCTTTAACTTCATAACCTTTTGATACAATTTGGAGAAATACGCGATGAAATATCCAAAAGAGATAGAATTACATAACAGCTTAAGACTTCCTGGAGCAGGTAAGGGAAGTCTTATGCCTAATGTTTACACTGCAGAGAATACCCCGCACTGGGATGTTCTCTGCAAAGAAGCAGAGGATGGCTGTCCCACTGTCACGGTAATCACATATGAAAAAGAGGATGCCAAGGAGCCAGCCGCCAAAACTTCAAAAACTGAGGCTGCTACAGCCACGACCACTAAAAAAGCAGCTAAGAAGGCGGCTCCTAAAAGACCACCAGGAACCCGTAGAAGATAACCAATGTGGACGTGAGAGGAGTCAGTCATGGCAGTACCAAGCAGTATAGCAAATAACGCAGCATTGCAGGAGTTAGCAGAGGCTACTTTACCAGATTATTCAGAAGATATTGAAGATGAATATTATGATGAGGCGATTCTTGCTACTTTAGCTGAATTATCTGCGTGGAGTTTGCCATGCACTGACCCTTTTCAAATGATTTGGTTCATCAAAAGAGCAAAGAGACACGTTTTACATATTGTAGCAGAAAATTACAGCAGGAAATTTAAATATGCTAAAGTCCATCTTGAGCAGCGGTTTAATAATTTAATGAAATTAATTCCAACTTTGGATGCTGCTTTTCTGGAAGCGGTTGAAAACAATCCCAGTGCTTTTGGTGACATCAATGTTGAGAATAATTTTGGCACTTATGCTGGGAATGGCTTTGAATATGATATTTTTGGAAGGGCGTTATAATGTCTCTTGGTGCTGATTTAAAAGAAATATTCACAGAAATGGGAATGTCATACACTGTTGCACGAAACAGTGTTACTGTTGGTTCAGAATATGGGGAAGTCATAATAAACTCCCAGGCAACTAAACCATTTATAGTGCTCAATTTTTTAAAATTGGTAGTTCCATATGATTCAGTCATTTTGGGGGGAGATCATGTTATTTTTGTGGACGGACGTGAATATATAATTACTGCCAAGAATCCTGAGTATGTTGAAAATGCCTTAATTAAATCTGAATGCGTTCTTTTAAAAACAAATGGAAGTGTTAAGATAGAACGTCCTTCAGAAGAGGACGATGGCAATGAGTATGATGATGCCATAGAATGGACTGAGGTTACTTTAAGTGAACCTGTATTATTAACAGAATCTTTGCGTGATCAAGAATCAATAGTTGATGATATAGGTACTTTTGAAGATCATGGAATGGAATTGTACATATCTGGAGTAATAGGAATTAAAATAGGTGATAGATTGCATGATGGTGATGATAAGTATGTTATTGAGACTGTGAAAAGAAAACGGTACGATAATGTGCATATGGCAAGTTTGGGATTGGACACACGCCCATGATGGATATTACTTTAAACTTAAAAGAAATTGATAAGTTTTTAGCTGCCGTGACCAGATATGAGAAAGAGGTTTATGCGCAAGTAGCACGGTTGCCTAAAGTCCATTCAATGGATTACTACAGTTTGATTAACAGGAATATAATTTCCAATCGTTATGCCAGTACATTTCCAAAATTAAGTAACGATTATGCTATGTGGAAAGCTAAAGTATCAAGCAGTAATATTTATTGGAAGCTTTTTGGAGATTTGCAGAAAGGTATTTCTATCAGGAATAGAAGAGGTAATGCTATTTCAGTTGGGATAAGAGAGGGAGCTCAAACAGAATCACGGATAATGCCTGCAATGTATGGAAGTGGTAGCAGGATTTTAAAAGCCAAAAGCATTGAAATGATTGGAAGAGTGTTAGAATACGGATTGGGATTTGTTCCTTCACGGCCCTTATGGAAATTGACTCGTGAGGAATACTGGAAAACAGGATATCCAAGAAGAGTTCAAGTATCCTGGGTACGTATGAAACAAAGTTGGTATTAAGGAGCATTTAAATGGCTTTACCTGCAAATGCAAGTGAATATAATTTACAGATGTCTTTAAAAAAATATTTTAAAGACAACCTGACTGTTAAAGTAAAATTAGGTGAAACTGTAGTATATTCTGAGAGAGCATTGTCAAAATGGGTATCTGTAGTTTTAGGCAGTCAGATAGTGAATACCATAACTAATGCCAATGTTTTGATTTACATATGCACACGCAGGGATAATGAGGGATTAGAGCTCAGTAAGTTAAGGGATTCTGTTCTTGCTTTACTGAATACTAAGGGAGGTACGAGGCACATTCCTTTTTATGATGTTAACGAAGCTAAGACAGTTTTTACTCCAATAGGCGCATTAGCATTGCTTGGAGATATTATTATTAGTGACGAGCTTACTACCATGGATAAAACACGTTATAAAGTATTTACAATCACATTAAAATGGGTATCCAATGTCTGATTTCTTAAAGTGTGAAAATTGCGGTAAAAAATTAATACGATTAGTAAACGGGAAATTGATTTTTAAATTTGGATTGCAGAGTGGCACTACAATCCCAGCAGTTTCTTTAGAAATTGAAGGGGTTTGTAAAATAACATGTCTTACGAAATGGTGTAAGCATATCAATATTTTTAAAACTGAAAAGGAGTAACATTATGAGTACAGGGCCTGTAGCAATTAATGTCGATAACATTGGTTTAGGACTTGCACAAATACGTGTATTTGCGGACTGGAAAGCTGGGGGAGGTTCTGGAGAAGAACTTATAAGTTTGGTAAATCCTGAAATTACCGTTACTAATTCAATTGGAAAATTAACAGGAACCAAAATGAATCTGGCACAGGAATATTACAACATTGAATCTGGGTATCCTAAAAGACTAAATAAGGTTGTGCCTTTAAAATCAGCAGTTTCGTTTGAGGGTGCTTTGCACGAGATTACTCCAAAGAACATTGAACTTGCTCTGGGTAAAACACCCACTGCAGCTTCTGCTTCTTCTGGTTCTGTGGGATTTGGAAGTCCTGTAGCTCCTATTTACGTGAGAATGGAAGCATGGTTTGTTTTTCCTGATGGTGCTTTGACCATGGTTGCTATCCTCCCAAGATGTCAGGTAACTTCAAGTTTTGAATTGAATATGTCTGATGAAGGTGAAATGAGTATGCCTTGTAAATTTGAAGCTTCAGATGCATCCAGTAGTAATGCTGATATTACTACAGATGTGTGGGATTTAATGCCTCTTGGTGCTTTGGTGTTTGGAGATTTGGCAACTCTTGAAGCAGCAGCAAATTTGGGTCAGGCGTAACATTTAACAGATTTACAATCTAAAGGAGAAGTACAAATGGAAAAATCTTTAGAAAACATAAACCCATCAACACATATTGTACCCATTGGCAGGGAGACATTGAGAGATTTAAAAATACTCCCTGTCGCTTTGGGTGGGTTTCTTGACATGACAGATTTAGTTGAGCAGATATTCGCAGAGTTCATGGGAATTACTATGGACGATGAAGGAAAGCCAACACCTGTAAGTGATATGGCAATGGCCTCATTTGCTAAAAATGCAATTAAAAACAATGTTTCGCTTATACTTCCACATGTTATTAACGAGGATGAGGAAGTTAAAAGCTTACTAAATGAGATTACGTTACCTCAATTAGCAACAATTATAGATATTGTTTATGAGGCTAATTATGCAGAAACAGAAAAAAAGCTAAACGAGGGAATACTGAAAAAGTTTCAAAGAAAGGTAGACAGTATTCCCTCAGAGAAATCATCACCACCGTTAGCAGAGAATATGCCATAGCACCAAATGTCATATTAAGGACATCGTATGCTAATGGGGGATATACAAAAAGCCAAGTAATTGGCATGTTTGAGGATTACTTGAAAGATAAAGTAGCAGAACGTAAGTTTTTAATAACACTCCATGGTCACACTCTGGAAAAAGATGATGTTAAAAATGACATGTCTTTTAGAAGTCCAGAAGATTATAAGCATTTAACTCATAAAGAACGTAAGGAGTTGACTCAGAAAATGATGGGTCACTGGGGTGTGAAATTGGGCATTGATCAGAAAGAAGGAGTTGGAAGTCTTGCTCCAGGAGAAGTGAAGAAGTGATGTAAATTTTTAACTACTGCAATTCAAAAAGGAGATATTATGAGATTTTTAATTAAATTATTTTTGTGTGCCATTGCTATTTTATTTCTTCTTAATGATGTAAGTTTGGCTATGGATGCAAATCTTTCATGGGATGAAAATGAACCCACACCTGAGAGTTATTCTGTATACCAAGCAGAAGAGGGCCAACTTTTTAATTATAATACGGCTGCGTGGACAGGTTCAGAAACGGATTGCACCATAACGGGATTGGATTCATGTAAAGTTTACATTTTTGTTGTGCGAGCCAATGCATGTGAACTTCAATCTGATAGTTCAAACGAAATTAAAACAATAATCGTGAAACCGCCAGCTCCCACCAATCTCATGCAGTGACTACTTAATTTGTTTAAAAGATGGTTTAATTTCATCTGATAAAATATAAGGAAAAACGAGAAATGAGTAATGAAGTAAAGCAAAAATACGCACCATCTGTAACTTATCAAGCAAGTGCAGGAATCTCCGCAGATTCTTTTTCAGCAGGAGCAAGCATTGTAAATGACAATGATGCGAATGGTTATGACACAATAGATATGTATGTTGTCGTCACAGGTGCTCCGCCTTCTGCTGCTTCATGTGAATTATGGGAAAATAACAGTACTGATGATTCTGTTTACGGTTCTGATGAATTTTCTTTAAGTGTTGAAATTCCAACATCAGTAGGACTTTTTCATTTAGGTTCTGTGCTACTCTCAAAGTTTTCAAAATATAAATTAAAGGCCATTGGTTTTGGTTTTACAGCTTCATTAATGGGCGTCCCCCAATTACCTGAGATTGTTGGTGATGCACTTGAAGGTGATGTGACAAAGGCGGGAGATAATGTTTTTACTGGTGAAAACACTTTTGAAGGAAATGTTAACTCAGGCCCGTTAGATTTTGTAAGTGGAACATCAATCCCAACAATAGATGGGCAGTTAAGATATTTGTCTGGTATAACAGGGTTATCTGGAAAACAATTTGCATATTTTGATGTTGCTGTGAAGTATTTTCTATCGTATGATACATTGCCAACAGTTGATGGGGTCGTTCTAACTTACAATGCTGACAATGACGATTTTGATTGGGCCGTTCCTTCTGCTGGAACTATTGCTGACAACTCCATTTCAGCCATAAAAATGAATTCTACAAATTCTCCAGCGGATAATCAAGTTCAATCATATGACGAAGCTACTGGGGGGTATACCTGGGTTGACCAGGCAGACGGAGCACCACCAACAATACAAGCCGCTGACCCAACATCAGCAAGTTCTGTAGGTTGGCATTGCGCCCTCACATCAGGGCACACATTTTACAAATCCGCAGAGGGTTTATTTAATGTGAGCACAGGAGAATACACTGCAGACCCATCTGCTGCACCTACTTTAGTAAGTGCAACCATTCCAACTTCAGGAGACACAATAACTCTTGTATTTTCAGAAAATGTAGAAGCAGGTTCAGGAGGAAGTGCTGGATTTACGTTATCAACACCTACTGATGTTATGACATATTCAAGTGGTGATGGTACTGATACAATAGTATTTACTCTGGCCTCCACTATTAATAGTGGTGATACTCCAACAATTGGGTACACACAGCCTACTGATGGATGGGAAGCCACAACTGGTGGAGTTGATGTTGAATCCTTTTCAGGCTCCTCTGTTGTAAATAATTCCACCCAAGAAAGCTCTTCAACATTAACAGCATTTATCGCAGGGTCAGAAGATGATGGTGATCCGTTATCTACTGGTTCTGGTACAGTATCAATTACTGGAATGACTCATGCAGAAGATCATGATTCAGGTGCTGATGGGGCTCTGCTAAATGACGGGGCTGATGATTATTTTGACATACAGACAAGTGGAAATATTGATTATGGGGTTGGAAAAATTAGTTTTTATCTTTACCCAGAACAATCACAAACATCCCGTCAATACAGATACTTGTTCTCAGATGCAGCAGATTACCACGCATTTTGTTTATTGCATGAAGCTGATGACAGATTAAGGTTCAGGACTACTGATGGAAGTGCTTATTTTGATGCTGCTGTATCTACTGATTTATTAACCCAAGATACCTGGCATTTAATTGAATTTACGTGGAGTGATGTTGCAAATGAAGTAACACTTAGAATAAATGGCGGAACTGTCCAAACTGCGGCAATAACATTTTCAGGAGCCACAGAAGGAACTAATTTTAGATTTACGGCTGGTTCTGCGGCAGGAGCTACAAGTTATTATGGTAGGATTGATACAGTATCCATCTTTTCAACAACTACGGAGGCGTAAATGGGTAACATGGTTATAAATTCCTCTGGTTCGCCTGTTAGGGTTGGGGCTGCAGGCAATCCTTGGATTGCTACTTCACCACCCCCACCTTCCTGAGTGGAAGATCAATACGTGTCCCCAGTTGGGGATGGTGAAGCTAATGTTGGAAATGGCGGCAATAGAAATTCATATAGAGGAATGTATTGGACAGGTGAAACAAGGAAAGTGTGTGGTGGAAGTGTCCGTTTAACACCTAATGGGGATTTGAGCGCTCTCACATATCGTGTATCTGTGTGGTCTGTTGATTTAACTGATAATTTAAAATTAGTGTCTGAACTTGCGTATATAAATATTAATGGTTCAGATATAATATCTGGTTTTAACGATTTTACTTTCGATACCCCAATAACAGTTATAACTGGAGCCGCGGTTATATTAATATCACGAGAAGATGTTGGAACTGAAAGTGCTGTTAATTTTATTAATGTGTGGAATAGTTATGATGAATCAGATTTGGAAAGCAAGCAATGGAATATTCATTACCATTCAAATGGGGACATGGCTGGTAGAGATATTGGGGATGAAGATCAACCTGAGTATTTTACGTGTGATTGGAAATTAACAGCATATAATGAAACCATTGCAGCAAATTTAGAATATCCAAACATGCCAGAAGATATCATGACTTCAGAAGCAAGTTCAACTTCTGTATTGATTGAATGGGAGGACAGGTCTGCTAATAATGTTGTTTTAGATTATTACAATATATACAGTTATAATACAAGTACAGGAGTTTTAACATTGGTAGATACTTCTGAAACAACTTCTTACACGCATGAGGGCTTGTCTCTTGGCACGTACACATATGTTGTAACTGCAGTGTCCACATCAGGAAATGAGGGGTATCATTCTTTAATGAATGGAACCAATTGGCAAACAACATTATCATAATAAAAGCAATTGTTTAATTAGTGAGGGGTTTTAAATGGCTGATGTTAAGATAACATACGATGCTGCAATAGAATACCAGGAATCAGATGCAATATCTGCAGATTCTTTTTCAGCAGGGGCAAGCATTGTAAATGACAATGATGCAAATGGGCATGCATATATTGACATGTTTGTGGTTGTCAGTTCACAACCATCCTCTGCAGCTAAGTGTGAATTATGGGAAAATAAAAGCATGGATGATATAATCTATGGACAGGATGAATATGTGTCAAGAATCCCAATTCCAGCTTCAGCAGGGACGTATCATTTAGGAGTAGTACCATTATCGAAATTTTCAAAATTTAAATTAAAAGCTATTGATTATGGTTTCACAGCTTCATTAATTGGAGTTCCCCAGCAAACGGAGATTAATTAAGTGAGTCGCTTTCTTAGAAAATTATGGAAACAGAAGCCCAGTCAATGGGGTGGACTTTCTGCAGTTAAGCGGGCTGTTGCTGAGAATTGCGAATCTTTATATGGAATTAACAGCTCCAATATTTTGTTTGTTTTTCCTTTTTGGGAACGTGCGGGTTCTGTAATTCATGATTATGGGTCATTTTCCATTAATTTACTTCGCACGGAAACTGCACATACATTGTGGGGCGGGAAAGGATTGTCTTATGATGGACTGGATAATTTACAAGTTCAGACTTTGGCAACTCCTGAATTAATTAATTCAAGCGGAGAGTACCATTTTGTAAAAGGGTTTCTTCAGAACGTTGAAAATTTTGATAGCGATGCTGTGCAGAATTTGGCACGGCAAGCCAATAAATATTTCACTGTTTTAAATACTGGAGCGTTAAAATTCACAGAGTCTACTTATGGAACTGATTGTGACGCTCAGTCCAACGCTGATCTATTGCAAGATGCCTCAGAATTTGCTGTTTCGTATAATTACAGGGGTGGTGGCATACTTCCAAGTTTATATTTAAATGGCGAAGAAATGGACTACGCTTCGCGAGCAGCGGGGACAGCAGGGGCCAGTACTGCAGGAGACATACTTGGAATAGGGTGCGCTCCTGGGGATGTTTTGAATTCCCAATTTTATGGGAGAATTGATTGTACCTATAGATTCAGTCAAAATTTAAAATCAGAACAGGTAGCGTTAATTGATGACAATCCTTATGGACTGCTTGCTCGTGTTCCGCAGGTAGTTTATTTTCTTCCCACAAATGTAGTTTCCCTGGAGGACGATGTAACAGTTGCTACTTTACGTGGGTCAGAGTTAATGATTGTTGGAGAAGTGCTATCAGATGATATAAATGACATTTATGTCCATAGTTCAGAAACTTTCACACAGGGAGTTACATTAACTGATGACATTAACGCACTTTCCGTAAGTAGTGAAGAATCCATTATTGTTGGTGAGGTACTTAATGATGATATTACCTTAATCAATGCCGTAAGTACAGAATCTTTTGTATATGGGGCAATTCTCACAGATGATGTTGTTGCGATGCGCCTAATCAGCTCAGAGAGTGTGATTAAAGGCGAAGTGTTTACAGACAATGCTCACATTCTGGAATTATTGAGCACTGAGGAATTATTGACAGCATTTATACTCACTGACGACATTCAGCAACTTATTTTAGCAAGTTCTGAAACAATGGGAAGTTCGTCAGGTTTTGAGGACACTGTAAAAATCATCACGGTTGCATCGTCTGAATACATGGGAATTTTAAGAATCATTGTGAATCCTTTAATTCAGGATGTTGAAGAATATAAAATTAATGATGTAAGAGGTTATGAAATTCAATAATAAGGAGATTAAAAATGGCTTCAGCCTACGCAAACAGATTTTTTCACAAATTGTTAGATTACATTGATGGAGTTACCTATAAAATTATTTTAATGAATACTGGGTTTACTTTTGACCCTGATGCTCATCACAATTATGCGGATGTCAGTGCGAATGAATTGGCAACAGGAAATGGCTACACCCAGAATACGAAAGAACTTGCAAATCCAGTTCTAACTGAGGATGACACGAATAATCGTGCAACTTTAGTTTTTGATGATGCTACATGGACAGCGAGTGGTGGCCCAATTGGGCCTACTGCTGGAGCCATTATTTTTATGGAGAGTGAAACAGATGACCCAATTGTCAAATGGATTGAACCAGCTTCAGAACTTACTTCTGTTGATGGTGCTCCTTTGATCATTAATGGCATTGGCATTACTTTACAGGGCGCATAGTGAGGTTCTAAATGGGAAAGAGTGCAGTTACTATATACAAAGGAAGAGAAAACATAATTCCCAAAAAATTATCGTTCAAAGGAGTTTTTGTGGCTTTGGACTATGTTACTAAAATGCAATTAGTTGTTAACAGTATTATTCTTGCTGACAGCTCTGAAGATGCAGAAGCATTTGATTGGGATACTGGAGTTGACGGGGAAGTTTATATTAAAGTTGGGGAATTAGCAACTTTCCCAGTAGGAACACATAAACCTTATCTAATTGTGTTTGATGCGGCTAATGACAATGGTATTAATTACGGTCAAATTTCATTTAAAGTATTACAGGATTAATCATGACTGACAAGCAATTAACATTGGGAACCTTATTTACTGCAAAAGTCCACGAAAGCTTTGCTAAAGAAATGCAAAAGCTCCGCAGCACTGTTAATGGGCTTGTCAAAGATATGAAAAATCTGGAAAAAGCCTCTAAAAGTGTTGCTGACAATACCAAAAAAGTGGAAAAGGAGCAAAAAAAGGGAACAGTCACAGTTAATAAATATTCCAAAGCCATGAACTCTTTGTTAAAGTCCATGAAAACCGTAGCCTCTTACGGTGGGGCGGCTCTTATCATTCGTGGACTCACTCAGGCCATGACTAACGGCCTGAGTGTCATCATGGAATATGATCAAGGATTAAAGAACCTGCAAGCCATTTCAGGAGCATCAAATGCTCAGTTGGAACTGATGGGTGACAAGATGGAGTATGTTGCCACAATCACCAAATTCTCCACCACAGAGCTTGCAGAAGGAATGGTTTTATTAACTCAGTCTGGTTTCTCTGCTGGAGAATCAATTGCTTCTCTTGACGCTGTTACTACCTTGGCTACTGGTACATTGTCAACCATGTTAAGCACTACTGACTTAATGACAACATCCATACGTGCTTTTGGATTGGAGGCAGTTGAATCAGGAAGAGTGGCTGACATATTTGCAAATGCTGTTAACAAATCAAAAGCAACTATTGATAAATTTAGAACTGCATTTAACTATGTGGCTTCTGCAGCATCCCAGGCAAATGTAAGTATTGAAGAAGTATCCGCAGGAATGATGACCCTGTTTAACAATGGAATGAGAGCCAGTTCTGTTGGAACAGGGCTAAGACAGGTGCTTGCTCGTTTAGTTGCTCCCAGCAGCAAATTACGTGCAGCATTTGATGAATATGGAATTGCCTTAGATCAGATAACACCAAAAACTCACGGTCTGGAAAAAGCTTTAGAAAATTTAGCACCCGTTTTAATAGATAATGAAACAGGATTAGTTGATATGGCTAAAGCATATCAACTATTTGGATTGCGGGGAGCTCAAGCAATCTCCATATTAATCAAATCAATAAATACAGGAGCATTTGAAGAAGCAATTGAAAGAGTTTATGAAGTTGGAACTTCTGCAGAAATGTCAGCAAAGCAGCAAGAAGGATTGGCTGTTAGATGGAAGCAATTAAAAGACAGGGCAGGTGTTTTGTCAGTGGCAGTAGGAAAGCGAGGGGTTGCTGGGGCTATGGGAGCTGTTATTGATGCTGGAAGACTTTTATTAGCTCTAATGATTGATTTTGTTAATTCTGATATTGGAGGAACTGTAACCACCATTGGCTTGGTTACTGCTGCAATTTATGGATTGGGCATTGCAGGAGGCGTTGCAGCAGCAGCATTAGGGCCATTGCTTGCGGGAATTATGGCTTTTGTGGGGCCAGTAACTGCTGCTGTCAGTGCCATTGCTGCATTAGGTGTTGCAGTAGTTGCCCTTACTACCGCAGAGCAGCGTTTAGCTGAAACTACTGAAAAAGAAATTGAAACTCAGTTAGCCACTGCCAGTGCTTTGCAAATACACAGTGCAAATTTAAAAAAATTAGAAACTAAATATGCTGAAGGTGGTCGCCATGTTACAGCTTACAGAGCAGCAATAGAGCGATTAGGTGTGGAATATCCAGAATTGCAAGACAAATTAAATGAATTTGGGAATGATTTTGAAGCTGTGCATGAACTTTTAAAAACCACAGAAATAACAGCAGCAGCAAAAGCAGCAAATCTTGCTGTAGAGAACATTAAAAGATATCATAAAGCTTATGTAGAGAATTTAAAAGTGTTAGAAAGTACCCGTGCTCGCTATGTTGCGGAACAGAAAGCATTAGGTGAAGTAGGGGCTGCTGAAACATCTCCAGCAAAACAATTTAAAAATGAAACAAAAACGTTGGATAACTTAGCCAAGACGTACCAATTATATATAAAAGCAAATTACGATTCCCAGAGAGCGCAGGGATTGACTCTACGCGCCATTAAAGATGCTAATGGGGAGAAATTAAGAGAGCTTGGATTGACCAAAGAAGCTATTGTTTACATTGCTACAAAAGCTATTCCAATGTACAAACAATATGCTCGTGATATTGCTTATGCAGAAAAAGCAAAGACCAGTAAAAATTTAGGTGCTGAGAAGAAGGTAAGAGAAGCTGCTTTTAAATCAGAATTAAAGTTGTTGAATGCTAAATTGGCTCTTACTGAAGAAGTGCATAAAAAAGAAGCTCTTCTTAAAAAAGCACAAATTACTGATAGTGAGAACAGGGCTAACAAAGAATTAGCAATAGATAAAGAACTTGCTGATAAAATATACACTAATAAAGATAAAGAATACAAAGCACTGGCTGAGAAATATGCTAAATTAGAAGAAGGAAATGAAAAAACTAAGTCAGCAAAATTTGTGGAGTTTCAGAATAAAAGAAAATTACTTGCTTTGAAGCACGACACTGATGTAGCTAAAAACGCACTGAAAGTATTTAAAGATAATTTAAAAACCCAAGCTAAAACTGAGAAAGCCACTCTAAAAACTAAGATAAAAAATGCAAAAGCAGAACTTACTGCGGTAAAAGATATTGCTGCAAAAGGGGCAGAATCTGTCAGTGCCTGGGAAGACATGAAGCTGCTTCAAGTTAAAGAGAGATTAGCATCTGAAATGGGTTATGAGCATCAGGCGATTTTAGATTCTGCTAAAATTAAACGTGATGCCGCAGTACACCGTTTAAAAATTGAAAAAGAAGCATTGAAAGAAACAGAGGCACTTTGGTTAGCATTTCCTGAAGCATTTGCACATGCTTTTGAAACAGCCTCATTGAAAGTTAAGAAAGCTGAAAAGGCTGTGGATAATACTACACAGGGCATGAGAAATGCTACTAAAGAAGTTGAACATTTACGAAGTGCCTGGGACAAAATACAAAAACAGACTCCAGATGTTATTGCCACTGGAATCACATCTGGTTTAGCTGATATTGCAAAAGGTGCGAAAACAGCAGAAGAGGCTATGAAAGATTTTGCGATCTCCACAATAGAATGGTTAGGTCGTGTAATTGTTCAAACTGCTATTTTAAATGCTTTGAAAAAGGCTGAGTGGTTCACGTCTATTACAGGTGGAGGAATGGTAACTGGTGGAGGGCATAGTGGAATGGTTGTTGGTGGCAGACCTACTTTTTCAAGAACAATTGACCCTTCCATTTTTGACAATGCTCCAAGATTTCATACAGGTGGAATTACTGCAGAAGAAGTTCCCATCATTGCTAAAAAGGGAGAAGGTATTTTTACTCAGGAACAAATGAAAGCTCTGGCTCCTGTAGGTGGTGCGCCAGGGGAAGTTTCTGTGAATATTATTAATAAGACAGGAACTCCAATTACCAGAAGCCAAATTAACACAAAATTTGACAGTGAGAATAACAGAATATTGGATGTGGTGCTTGAAGCTGCAGCAACAAATAAACGTAATTTTAGAAGAAACCTTCAAGGAGTATTTTAATGTCTGATTTTGATGTTATTAAAAAACCTGACTGGGATTTGTCAACACGCCAAAGAATTAAAGGCCATA